TTTCAGGATCAGTGTATCGTAGTGGGCATATCCGGTACGGACGTAACCGGACAACATTGCCGCAGAATCCAGCTTACGAAGGAAAGGCCCATTTACTGTATCCAGGGAGATAGCTCCCTGCGTATCATCATCGAAATGATCAGACCTAAAAGTCGCCGCTCCTTTATTCTCTCCGTCTGCCTGGGCATTAGCAATGGAAATCGTGCGATCAGCGGAGAGATCGCCGCCACCGGAAAGTGGGGAAGCGGTGAGGATGGAGCGGGTAATGGGAGGATACCGGGAATCGGATTCTGATTTCGTGTAGTAGTTGTCCAACCCTCCTCCACTTCCTGAACCTATCTTTACCCATTTCGTGCCGGTTGCCATATAAAGTGATGTATCACCTCCCGTTGTGCGCGCCATCAGAGCACCAGGATATAATGTTGCATATACATGCACCGTATCCACTGTATTCAACCAAAATACACTATCTACCCTTACTTTCTTATACCAAGTGGGTGTACCAATAGGATATGTCCACTGCGCACTCGCTGAAAGTCCAATCAAAACAATTGCAAATGTTATTATTATCTTTTTCATCATATATATATTAAAGGCAGCTCTGCTGCGTTTACCGGTCTTGTTTCCGTTCCACCGTATGGAAGCATTGGGGTAGATGTTCTTAAGTCTGGCTCATTCGGTAAGCCAGGATCAAACGATGTTCCGGTCCCTTCATTTATTGCGCGTAGTATCCTGTTAAAGTCTCCGTCAGTATGATTATGCAACTGTACGGCCATTGGTTCAGATGACCCTGGCTTACTTGCAAGGCCACTGCTATTTCTATCTGCATCTACACCGGCCCCAAGGTCAAGCCAACGAGGGAAATACCCCCGTAGGTCCGGCACTTGTATAGTAGTTGTTCCATTCCCAAAGCCCCATAATGTTTTATTTGCAGGCCACGTAGCGGCATTTGCCACTACTCCAGGGTAGGCGGCATTTAATCGCGTGATATAATCCAGGAGACGGGGATAATCAGCTCTAAGAACTGTCTGGCCCTGGGCGATTATTTGATTCGCTCCAGGTAGCCTCCCGGGTACTATATGACCTACCTTATCATAACCCATAGTATCATAGACTACATACCATGTATCTCCTGACCTGATAAGTCCTACGCGTTCGTTTTTCCCGAGCCACAAAGTATCTGTAGTGCCACCATTCCAGGAGAACGTTTGCCCACTTGGTGCGGTTAAAACGCCTTGTTTGTTTGTAGGCCCGTTATGAGTGTAAGGGTGTATTATATTTTCAGGATATGACGCATTTAAATCAACAGTATAACCGTTGGTCAAAACCATTAACTTACGGAACATCCCAGACGTCACAGAGGTATTGCCTACTATCAGCTGAACACCATCCGAGAACTTGCCAATAGCATTTGGTGAAGCAATTACGTCGGATATTTGGGGATGAAAGTGGACGGTATAAAACTCGGCCGAATTGAATAAAGTTCCTCCAAGCAACCGCCAGCCGCCGCCCACTACATCGTTATCCCATTCTACGCCCTTTTCAAGGAAACCAACGCCACGTAACTCTAGACTGAATACCTTTCCGTCAAGGAAAGTGTCATTTACAGTATCAGTACCCGATGTGGGGTCATCAGGCTGGCCACGGTCCACAACATATACCCTGTCAGGCTCAATTATTCCGGAGCCTATTATGTCGGATATGATAGCCGTATAATCTGAGCCGTTTATCCGGTATGATGTGCCCGTAGCCGGATTGCACAATACCAGCTCCCAAGTAGCATCGGCCGTTCCAGGAGCGACTGCGAGTTCATGCACACTCAATATATCAACTACATCTACGTTCGGATTCATTATGCTGTTTCAAAAGGACCGATTACATTATTATCACCTACCCCCCCGGTTTGGCCTATAACATCGTTATCGCCAACTATTCCGGTCCTACCTAAAACAAAACCTGCTCCCTGTTCTGCAGGTACCCAATCAGGCTGCTCTGGAGCATTCCATGCTATTGACATGGTGAAGTTGCATCCCGTGTCAGTACCTACTAACTGATAATACCCGTTGCCTTCGTATTCGTTAAATACGGTCATTACGTCGTCCGCATTGTTGGCTAATCCTATTACAGATCCATCGTACCACAGCACCACGCACGGATACGGATTCGGACAACCCGGAAGGCGAACGCCGCCGAGGTCTGACAGGTATACTTCTTTGGTGATCGGCAGAAGTTGCTGAACGAGGGGGCCGCAGCCGACCGCGTTCATATCAAACTTCATTGCGTCGTTCTGCTGACTGGTAAGGTTTAGACCGGTAATCAACATTGTTCCGCTATGAGTTACGCCGCCATCACCAAAGGCCGAGGCGTACCAGGTTAATTTCTTTCTCTGCCCCATCCATTGCTCCATCTGCACCCAGTTTACCACGTCGCTATACACTATTAATCCAGGAACAGAAAGAGTATATCCTAACATATCTCCCAGGTAATTCCTCCAATTGCTTGAAGGGTCTATTATTTCCCTTGCCTCACACTGAATATCGATAATGCAGTCTGTAGCATAGCAGATGGGCGTAGGTGTTCCGTCCACATCAATTTCCATTATAAAGTCCTTACCTGCTATTGCCATTGTTAGTCCGTTTCGTCGTCTATATCGTATTCATCATATGTTATATCAGCATTCCCTTCCTCAAATACCTCCATCAGCAAAATATCGTGCGTGCAATTCTGGTTGTTATACTTGTCGCTCATCTGCATGAACCGTTTCCCTGGCAGGGAGTCGATATCAAAGACGTTGTAGAACTCAATAGAATTACTATAAAGAGATGCCTCCCAGCTGATGATTGATCTGGGATATTGGTCTATATGCGCCTCTGACATATGTCGCTCTATGTCGGCCGGAGATACGCCGGTTTTATCGTTGTTCCAGCTAGTTACAGCCTCGTAGTCGGTAAAGGGCTGAACGAATATTGTATTAGACAGGTTTAAATCCCCAGAATCAAAGAAGGTGAAAGGTGCCTCATCTTTAATCTGAGAGAAAAGGGCTGTGTTTTTAACCCGGCTGATTCTACTAACTGAGCTACTAGATGATATACCAAGTTTAATGGGCCAAATCTCTATACTAGGAGTATCAGGGCCGTCCTGGGTATCAGGATCAGTTTTAGGATTAGGTGTATAAATCTGTACGAAAATGTCAAAATTACTCGGGCCAAATGCGCCGATTTTGTTGGGTATTGGTGCTGATTTAATATCAAATGAGCCCAGCCGCTTTCTTTTCGTTCTCTTTATATCAATAAGCGTTTCTACCTCCGGCACCCATGATCCACTAGCATCCAGAAATGCGCGGTTGCCAGGGTTAGCGCTTTGTATCCAGACGGCAATCCTGAACCCTTCTACGTTTGTAACCTTCCACCTAAATTGCAGTTGAACAATATCGCCATATTGAGCTGGACCGGGAGAAGTTGACGAGGGGACTTGCTGCTGAAGATGTTCTTCTCCTGGTAAACTATCGTTATAAGGAAGGTAAGCTCTATAAGGATCGTCAATTGTTCCTGATCCTACCTGTGCATTACCAGTAACCTGCCCCCAGAATTGAAACTGGTCGCCGACACCATAATCCCCGAAGTCGTACCAATCAAAATTAGTCAGTCTGTTTATTGCCTTATAGTCTGCCTTAAAAGATGCTTCCTTGATAGCGGGCACCATCCTTATACGTGGTACGTTGTCTATTCTGACTCCATTGTAAAGTCCCGGATCATTGCCAACGGTAGACACAAAACCGGGTATCTCCACTTCGTTTACTGTTGTGTCATTAATATACTGATCTACTGTAAACGTATCACTAGTTAAGTCCTGTGTTCTTACGAGCCACACTTCATTGTTGCAGATATAACACCGAGAATACATAGACCGGCAGAAAGCCGTAAGCACATCATGTACGCTTGAAGCGCCTTTGACAAAGTCATAGAATATATCCGTATGGACGTATGAGCCAAACAGTAGTTTGACTCCCGCTGCGATGTTTGTAGGTGAAAGGGAGTTGATGACATTTAGTTTTGTATCTGGGTCCATTATTTCCAGGAGGGCACGAGTTACTATTGCTTCATACCAGCTTACTTTATCATAGAAGATCCTTTCATCTTCGTAGATATTGAACTGAATCGCCTTTGCATATGCGAACCCATCAACCGCTTTAAGTTGAACGGTAAAGGGCTGGCTTTTATCGTCATATTCTGAGAAGTCCGGTTTAATGTAATAAACTCCATCAAGAACGTTATTTTTTCTTACTTCAACTCGGAAACGACGTTCATTCTGTTCAAAGAACTCCGAAGGCAGCGGAGTTATGGACTCCCCGTCATATTCATAAGAAATCGTTACCTGCCGGCCAATGATGTAACTATCTTTCCGTTCCGATGTATCAATTCTTTCGGTTAATAGCGGGGTGGGCGATGGCTTTAATTCTAACGGCTCAGCAGGAATAAGGCCCTCACTATCCAGTATATCCACCCGCCATGTGGCCGGAGTTGATACATGGGTATCTTTGAAGGTGAAATAATATTTCCTTCCGTATGCCATTAGCCGTTAATTCTGTTTTGGTTTAGACCTGCACGTTTTACCACCACTAGTATATCGCTACCAGATAAGCGGGTTTCGGCTATAAATCCATTATTGCCCCCGCCAACTTTATCGAGCACTTCTTTCGGGATCATATATTCCACGCCGGAGGGGTTGTCGCCAACCATTGCCAGGGTTGGTCCGGTGACCTTACCGCCTGTTGCGAATGCAGGAACGCTGTTTTTGAGCGCTGCGCCAATTGCCACAGCTCCAATACCGGCAGCAATAGCCAAGTACGGATTGGCAATGAGTGACTTTTGAGCGATCAGCGCAAGCGTACCGGCCTCAATCAGTTGCTTACCGAAACTGATTATAAACTGCGACATACTGTTTATGATCGCATTCAGCGCACCCGTAAAGCCTCCTCCAGATATCGCCTTCCCCAAACCTTCTCCGAAACCTGACAGGGTATTTGATATCCCCTGCTGAAGTGCTGCGCTAAGATTGGCAAGTGCTGGGGCTAAACCAGACGTAAGTGCATCGCCCCATACAATGAAATTCTTTTTAAATTCATCTTTGGCGCCAGTTGAAATCTTTTTCATTTTCGCAGAAAACTGCGCGGCAAACTTGTCCAGGTTTTCTAATGCTGGGGTAGTTTGATATATAGGCTCAACCTTTACTTTGGGCTCCAGGAGCAGTTTGGACTCCGAACTCACGCCTAATATTTTCGCTAATTCTTCGGTCGTAAGCGGCTTTACCCTCGTTGTTTTAATAGCCTTGCCAAGCGGTTGAGAAAGTATAGTAGTTAGAGGTTTGACGCCTATTATACCAGCTGATAGTCGATTAATCTGATCGGCTATCGCCTTTAGTTCCGGGGCAGTTGGCTTTAATCCCAACTTTACGAGGTCATCAAAGGCTTTGTTCAGCGCTTTGATCTTCTCGTTTGCCAAGTTGTCAAAAGTCCCACCAAATAACTGAGCTTGCGCATCTGTCGCAGCAAGTGCCGCATTCAATTCCTTTAAAATATCGGCGACGGTCTTAATATGCTTACCGGCTTTTTCCGGCTTATCTGGATCGCGGAATGTGTTGTTTATTGCATCTTGCTTGATCAGCTTGTCGTATTGGGCCAGAAGGCTCTCATTTGACTTATTCAGAGCATCAATAGACTTTTTCTGATTCTCGGCCCCTTGTTGTGCTAATTCTGAGGCTACCGCTGCAACATTGCCCCCATTTATAACAAGGCTTGAAAATTTCTGCCAGGCGCTTGCACTCTCAATAACATTATCGTTCTGAACGGTCAGAATTTCGGTATAGTTCTTTTCTATCTGCGCCAAAATTGCTTTGGCTTGGGCGTGACGTTTTAATACCTCAATAAGCTTTGTTTGACTAGCAGTGAGCGTTTTTGTCAAACTGCTATCCAGGTTAACCTGGTCAAAGTACCCAGGATATTCCTTTTTAAGCTCTTTCAGGGCATTAACACGCGTTTGCCTGTTATTAGACTCGTCGAGTATAATTTTTGATAAGGCTCCTACTTTGGTTATCTCTCCTTCTACTTGTCCTATGTTCTCGGCGATGGCCTTATTAACCTGGTCTTGTAGTTGCGCCTGTTTATCATATGCACCTGACAACGCCATGATGCTTTTTTCAAGGCTGCCGTATTTCTGAACTGCAAAGGTTATTAAAGATGTTACAGCACTAAACGCCAAGCCCACTCCGCCAGCCCCTATAAGAGAGGATGCCAATGCCTTAAAGGCGGCCTGACTACTCCCTAGTTGCTTAGTAAGTGATTGATATGAGCCAAACAACTCGGTGAGGTTGTTCTGGATAGCTATATACCCGAAGGGCGCATCCTGAACAATTCGATTCAAACTTGTGGTAACCGCTCCCGTTTTCGCTGTCTGTTTTTGGAGTTTATCATATGCCGGAATCGTGTCTTCTATTGCTTTCTTCTCCAGCTTCCATCCATTAGTACCATTCCGCATTTCTATCAGCGCAGATTTCCGCTCATAGGTCATTTGCCGGATAAACTTTCCTACCGATGCGTTTGCTTGCCCGGCTTTGGTTGCCGCTGTCGCCTCTTCGTTTAGGGACTTAGAGGTATCATCCGCAGCGGATGATAGGCCCAAGAATGATTTAACCGCATCAGAAGCAGCTGACGCGGTTCCGAAAATGGCATCCTTTGCAGACTTCATATCTTTTAAGAAGTCCTGCACTTCACCCTTAAGCAATATTTTCAGACCTTCTTCGGATGCCATGTTTTTAAATATCGATTAGCTATTGCCTTAAATTCATCCTTGGTCGGAGCAGGCTTGATCTCAGGTTCCACATCTGTACATAAGGGCCAAATACGGCTCATTGGCGGGAGTGATTTACCCTTAACTCTGTTGACCATTAGTAGCGTGTATGCGGTCATTCTATGGCCCTCCAATTGCCTTGCGTTACGTATCCAGTAACCTTGGGCATAGCGGGAGTAATCCACCCACGACATTGCATAGAACTGGCTAGGAAGGAGTCCTATTTCTCCGATTGCGAAGTCTTTAACGTCTTCCCAGCTTGCTTTTTTTTTGTATCCGAACCGTTTTTCGACTGGATGATGGTCCTAACGGTATCCGTTTCGGACCAGGTATTAATTACCTTAGCCAGATCTTCATCGGATGCATCCCCTACCCATTCTGCTACGTCTTCCCTGGTGAAATCTCGGTCCTTCAGCTTCGCTTCGTAGTCACCGATCAACCCAGTGTAAATCAAATCACCTGCAGCCCGTAATGCACTGGTCGCCCATTTTTCCCCCAACAACCGGCTGCTTTCAATCGGATCGTTATCATATAACTTCCCAAGAGCTTCCTTCTGGTAGTTATTAAACCTTAACGTGCGGTACTTGCCGCCCAACTTAATCTCAACTATCATATCAGGTATTTATCTTACGTAGTAGCGGGCTCTATTTCCTGGTCATACTGACCTTTAATAGAGATAGTAAAATCGAAGCTCGCCGCGTCTTCGTTGCCCCAGGAGGTGGAAAGGTTGGTGAAAAAGCCCTCGCCTGTGTAAACTACATCCCCCGGCACTTGCACGCCGCTTAACGGCCCTATTTTCCACTCGAACACCGTCTTATTTACAAGTAGGCGGTCAGCTCCTGCCTCCGACAGTTTTGTTGCAGACTCCGGGTTATCGTCATCAAATAACCACACCTGAGCGGTACCGCTAATTTCAAACGTTGGGTTATTGGATGGAATCTGGTCGGGACCACATTTGGTGTTAGCGTCAATAGTGTCGCGCGAGCGGTCGAATGTCAGGTCTGTCTGACAAACGAGGATCAAGAATTGCGAGGCTGTTTTAATAAAGACTCCGATACTACCGACTTCCGGCTTTCTTTCGGCCATTGTTAAAGTGTTACTTGTTCGTGTATTTTATGACCAAACCTTATCAGCCGGCGGACGATCTTCCACACATCGTTTTGACCCTCCATCGTCGTATCAGAAAGTAATCGTGTTGATATTACCTGTAGATCAGGGCCAACGTCTATGTAGTTGGTACCATCTACCGGATTAATGAGTTGATATATTTGATTGCAAATAGTGTCCAATGGTAGCCGCTGGACTGCGCCGGTAAATCCGGTTACAACATCCAGGAGCATTGTAACTTCCTGTCCCTGGCAACGTTTAGCGCTATCATCGACGGCGGTTTGAGTTGACAATATGATGTAAGGGTAATCGGCCCCATTCACAGCGAAGGTGTCATAAACCGGAACCGGGTTACCATTCAGAAGAATGGCGCCGTTCAGCTTTTGGAAATACCCCTTTCGCGTATGGTACTGATAATCTATCATATTGTAGTTGTGCCGGTAATATTGCTGTTGCCTGGCATGATTACCGTTATTCCGCGTTTGGCGTTGTTTAGCAATGTTTTCTTTATCCTGTCAATCAGCTTCTTCCTTTCTTCTTCATATGCGGGGAATAAGTACGGGTGAGGCGGGAGATTAACCTCCTTTATTCCTGCTCCCTTAAACTGGATTGCGTAGTCTTCAAGTCCTGCAGGCACATCTACCAATCCACCGGTCCCGAACTCCACATAAGGCGCGTAATGCTTTTGCGCCACCACCTCGTAATCCAGCTTCCCTTTCTTCTCCACGCTTATAGCGTTCGCCAGTGTTCCGGTGTTCTTTGGCACCCCTCTTTTTGCATCCCTTGCTATCGTTTTCCCGCTGGCGTCGATCTCTTGATCAAGGCCCTCTACTATGCTTTCTTCCACCTTATCCAAGCCTCGAAGGAGTTCTTTTAACCCACTTGCCTCGAACGCTACAAAACTCTTTGCCATTACGACTGCTCGGTTAATACGAGTGACCAAAATCTTTTCCTACCCTCCTTCACCTGTTCCATACTATTAATGATGAGCGTTTGACCTTCATAAATAAACCGGATATCCTTGCTCACTTCGTGGCTCTCTGTATACCTGATCTGAACTTCGTAACTGGCATTCTGTACGTTTTGCAGCTGCTGTAATGCCCGCCATGACTTCACCGGCCCTACATATGCCCATGTAGTGTAAACCGTTGTCCATGTCTCTACCTGGCCGCCGGCATCATCTGGAACCAATGTTAGTTTCTGCGCTTCTAAGCGCCTGTTAAATTTCCCTATGGCTTGGATCTTCGTCATAGATACAATCCCATGGTGTTACGCTTGTACGGCGCAAGTGTCATGGCTGCCATAGGGCAAACCTGTGATTGCATGGCCTGATCCCCCAGGTTTTCAAACATCCAAAGAACTTGCTGCTTGATTGCGGTTTTGTAATCTTCTGGCACTTCGTCCAGAGGGTAACCGCTCTTATATGTCACCGTCAGGTTATCGCACTTCGGGCAATCGACATAGATATCAAAGTCACCCGATAGGGTCAGCTCTACAGCGTCATCATCTGCGTTTACCGCCGTGACTTCTGAAACGGGCGGTTCCGGTAGGTCGTGTCCTCCACAGCTGTTATTCAGCACCACCTTCATGTCTTTTTCGATGATCCCGATACCATACTTCCTTTCCAGTAAGCGGCGAGCAGCCGTGATCAAGCTTGTGATGATGTCGTTTTTCTCCTCGTAATCAACACTCATCCAATCCTTCGCTTCATCCAGGCTTACCGGCTCGGCTGCTGCATCGGTTACGACACGTTGTGATATGATGGCGTTATAGCACATTACTGCTTAGGTTTGCGGCCGCGTTTTTTGCCTTCCGACTTTTCCGGAAAGGGATCTAATTCCTGCTTCTCAGGGAAAGATTCGATTTCTTCTTTTCGTTTCTCCTCCGGCTCTGATAGCACATTACTACCCTCTGTCATTTCTGCCAGCTCTTCACCATCAGAAGACTGAACCTCCTCTGCAGGTGGTATTACCGGCTGCGTTGCTTGTACATCCTCCTCTTCCACCGCATACAACATCTCCACAAACCCTGCTTTATGCAGTTCTTTCGCCCTCTGTAGTCCATATTCTGCCTCATTGCCACGCCGCATTATTATCAAGGTCTCTCTATCCCGGTAGTTCTTTATCACCTTTACCTTCATGATCAAATATTAAGGGCGGTGCAGATAGCACCACACCGCCCTTGTTATCAAAAAACAAAGCACGTATCAAGTTGTCGGAACATGGAAATCGCCTACCACAAAGTAGTCGTTACCGTAGATCGGGAACGCAATGGTTTCCTCGATACGAACGGTAACCATGTTCTTCTGAACGTTATCCTCGTCCTGTTCGAAGAACTGGATGATCGGGGGCTCGTTCACTATCAGGTTAGCACCCATTACCCAGTCGCCTACGATGAACTGGCCAGCGTTTGCTGCGGTAGACTTGAACACCGGTACTCCGTTAACAAACAGCTGTCCGTTAGTATAAGTCACCAACTCGCGCGGCAGGTCATAGGTACCGGCACCACCTGCTGCTTTGTTCAGCAACAGTGTTGCGTAGTCCGCAGGGCGGACCAGGATGCCGTTTACGTCGCGGTTCTGCTCTTCCAGCTGGGTAATTGCCTCTACCAGTTGTTCGATCCATACGGTTGCATCGCCAGAATAAGCTGTAAAGTTGCCAGCATCAGTAATACCGGAAATGTTCGGCGCGTTGCCGTCGCCGTTCAGCAGTTGGTTGTCCTCTACGGTCAGCAGTTTTTCCGGCAGGCGGGATTGTAACAGGGTGGTTAGACCCTTCACATCGCGCAACATCTTGCGGGAGATCTTCAGGTAACCGGCAATGGTTTCAGCGGGTACGCTTACTTCCTGCAGGCGAATGTCGAATTGCGGCTTTTGTGCAGCTTCCGCTGTAGGAGCGGGTGCGCCTTCGCCGGCAATTTCTTTCACGAATGCGTAGTGACTGGTATCCATGCTTCCCATAGAGAGCAGCTGACGGATATGCAGTTTTCTTTTCGGCATCTCGATAATGCCAGGGCGAAGCTGCGTGATAGAAACGTCCGCTGTCGGGAAAGTAGTAGCGCTATTCAGCGTCATGTCGCCGACTGCCTTCATCTGAAAGGCTACTTCCTTTTGCTTTTTTGAAGCGAAGTTTTCAATCGCTGAGGCGTTTTCCTGAATGGATTCAGCCAGCAGGGACTTAAAAGATTTCTGTTCAGTACCAACAATGACACGATGCTTCTGGCTGTCCAGGATGAGTTTATCCAGGGCTTCTTGATTTTTTTTGTCGGCTTCGTCTTTGGTTGCCTTCCACTCGTTGAGGCCTTTAACCTCTGTTTCGATGGTGGTTGCCTTTTCGGTTGCCTTTTTAGCTTCGGTGTCAGCAGATTCGGCGGCCGTTTTTGCTGCAGTGGCAGCGGCCTTTACTTCCTTGACCTGTTCGGCTACGGGGGCAAGAACTTCCTCCACCGCGCCTTTAATATCTTTAACTTCCATTGTGTGTTAGTTGAAAAGTCCTGTGATAGTGTGCTTTAGCTCTTTCGCTATGTCAATCAGGTCCGTTACACTATCCGGCTGTGTGGACTTTTCTTCCGGCACAGTGGAGGTTGAAGTAAGGTCAATCGTGAATTGTTGAAGGCGTTTTAATTCGAGCAGCAGCAGACTGTTATCCTCGTCGAAACGGCCTTGTTTTATGGATTTAATAAGCAGGTCGAACCGTTTGATTTCGGCCGCGACCTGCTCCGGTTTTAACATGGATTTGGAAACTCCTAATGTCGGTGTGAATGGATTGGCCCCCCACAGCACTGCAGATCCCTCCCACAGGGCCGCTTCGGTAATCTCCCTTACTGTTTCAGAGTATTGCCCTGATTTCACTGTACGGAACCCTACAGAGTGCTGGTTTATGTCGCCGGCTTCATATAGTGGCCATATGGTGTCCCGCCATAGCGCGGTATCGCGGTATTCGGAAACACCAACGACATACTTGCCATCACGGTACAATTCCTTAAACTTGCTCAATGCAGAAGTCAAGGAATATCCATGATCGGCCATGTGCCAAATTTCTTTCGTGCCCTGGGGCCCCCGTTCTTTTATTGTCTTATCAAATGCAGTTGCGGAGAAGATATCATTGTCCCGGTCAACGCTTTCCAGTTCAGCGATGGCAATTTTGACGCTCTTTGTCTTAGCGTCTACATCAAGTGTTTTGAGATCAAATACCTTCCGCTCTAATGCCGCCTGCATGGGCTGTCAGTGACTGTAGCGGTCGAAGCGAAAAACCTAAAAGAGTGAGAAACCTAGAAAACAGCCCGCTATTGGAAACAAATATACAATTTGGTAATTAATTACCAAAATATTAATTGGAGAACAATTCCCGGAGCCCCACGGTAATAATTTCTGTTATATTACTCGGCCCAGGTTGCAGAACCGTAATGGCTTGCGGGGCTTCCGGGATAACAACCGGCAACCCCGGTGCAGTCTGATTTTGAACTGTAGCAATCCTCGGCTGGCGTCGGATTAATCGTCCGGTTGCGTCCCTCCGTGGGATATATGCTTCACAACAACGGCACTGAATCACGTTGCCCGCACTCCCGTTGGGGTCTCCCGGATACCAAAGTTCCTCCCCGCCGGAAAAGAAAGGCCTATCCCCTGGCACAACCTGGCCGTCCAAATCCCAATGGTCGAACTTTGATTTCGGCGGCCGTCTTACCCTGTCATCATGGGCGCTGATCCATTCATGATCCAGGACAAATTCAGAACGTTGGGCCGCAAGGTAGCCGCCAGCGTTAGCGGCCCGGACCGTTTCTGTTCTTACTACAAGCCGGGCGTGTCGGCGGGTATATGGCGAACCGGTGATCTCACGGGCCATCTGCTCCACGCTCCACCCTTCCTCCGTTCCCTTGGAAAGTATCTGTAATATGTGCTGCTTCTGGGTATTGGTGATCGGGATTACCGATTTATTGAGCAGGTTCAGCTCGAAGTACTTCACTATATCCTGGGTTAGCTGCTCGTTCACGCCCATCGTCCGTAGCTTCTGCGTGTCGCGCTTTATCTCCTGGCGAACCAATCGCCCTCTTCTTACTCCTACCTGCACGTAAAGCCGCTGTAAGGCCTCCATAATCGGCCCTGGCTTCACGATGGAGTCTATCATTGCCGAAGCATCCCGGACGCCGTTTTTGAGCAGATAATCGCCGAATGCATCCATATTTGATTGGAGGGCGCGGTAAATCTTGAGGAACCAGGATTTTTCCTGCCTAATCTGGAAGGCGGACCAGGTAACGTAATATTCTCGGCGCTCTTTGGATGTCATTACTTACTGTTTTGGTATCAAATATACATTTTGGTACTTTCATAAAAGAATATATCTTTGTGCCATGCAAAATCAATCATTATACAGTCTCTTGTCGCTGTGCTATTCCAAGGATAGCCAGGAGGGTGTATAATGTCTTAACATAGGATATTTGAAGGCCTCCTGGTATTCCAGGGGGCTTTTTTAATTTATATACCTCCGTGGGCAAACTTGGTAAAGTCGCCTGACTTAGGATCAGGAGTTTTGAGGGTTCGACTCCCTCCGGAGGTACTAGCCCCTGTAGGCTAACTGGGAACGCCGTCAGGCTTAAGACTTGAAGTTTGTCAGTTCGAATCTGACCAGGGGTACAATTTGGGAGATCGGCTACGATGATGGAGTGGTGCCGGACTGTAAATCCGGTACATCAGAAACGTAATGGGTTCGAATCCTATATCTCCCACCCTTCGGAGGGTAGGCAAATATTGGTTTGTTGCGGCATCCTGCTAAGATGTTCCAGGTAACACTGGTGATGGTTCGATTCCATTGCCCTCCGCTTATGAGCATGTACCCAATGTTGGTATAGGGCATAGTCTGCAAAACTATGAATACAGCAGTTCGATTCTGCTCATGCTCTCTATGGAAGGTTGCCAGAGTTGGTAATGGCGCAGTCTTGAAAACTGACGGCGGCGAAAGCCGACAGGGGTTCGAGCCCTCTACCTTCCGCTATTTATTGTTACAGGTAGTACTTTTTGTCGATCTGCCTGGAATAATGAGCGCAACGCCATTCTATGAAATCGTCGATTGTGCCACCAAGAGCCCATTTCGTATGCAGATATAGGAGCTGCCCCATAAATACGGTTTGGATACTCTTAGCCCATATAGCTTGTCCGTCTTCGACACGGTTACTTAATACGATTCTATATCCTATGAGGTCTTGTGGGAACATCCTATCTGTTTTAACTGTTCACAAATTTCCTTATACTGGCTCATCTCCTGTAGCTGCCGAATACCGACAAACTTTCGGTGGGCGATCAGCGCGGCCTTTATGGTCTTCTCGAATTGCTCCGCATCCTTGCAGCTGATCAAATTAACTTCTCCTCCATCACACCATATTGCACAACCGTGGGAGGGGAAAAAGAATACCATGTAGATGACATCACCCTCATCTTCACTAGACAGGGCGAACGGTTGACTATTTTGATAGCACTTAACAATAAGTGTTCTCAACGAATAGTCGATTTCCAATCCGGAAATATCAATGTCCAGGTTTATTGGTTGATCCATGGAGGCGGCAACGCGCTCGGCTAGTTGCCGGGTTGAGTTATTGCGGTACATGATTTACAATTTATACAACTTTAGTTCCCCCGTAGCAGGATTCTCTTTATATACAGGAGCACTACACAGTCTATTCCACTCCCTCGCAAACTCTGTATCAGATGTGCTTACCCGCCGCCCAATATCAGATTCCATATAGGACCAAGAATCTCTTGGGACACCCAATGAACGTGTATGCGCCTTCTGTTGAAGGTAATAGTACCACTTATTCTCACGCGGCCAATATCGCTTTATGATCCGGTATTCGTTCATATTTACCATTTTAACCCAAAGTCTGAGCGTTTGATTTTGCACATGCGGCCGTCAGGGTGGTGGAACACAATACCTTCACACGATAGATTAAACGCCGTAAACCAGCGCTTCAATCCTTCAAAATCCCTTGGGGCATCAGGGTATATCTGGCTCCCGTGCCTTATCCATTGATGTGTTGGTATATTGTCTCGATTACCGTTAATTTTTGGCCCAACAAGTTCGTAGGAACCATCCGGCAGCCCATTCGGGTGGGCCATTTTAATAGTGTTACCCAAAGCCTCAATGTGCCACCTGTTCGCTGGATCGTTAGGATTTATTTTCAACCACCCCGGCCAATGCCCTGTAATGGGGTCCGGCTCCTGAGCAGGAATAAACCCTTCCGGTGGTGTCTTCCCGTGTTTCGCATCATATCGCTTGTACAGGATGCCGTTTTCGACCTTACAGCAAGTACCATCCCATTTCCGGGTAGCTATTCCTTCACCATTTATCACCCACTCGCAGCCGGGTGTTATCTGGTTAGTTGCCAGGAAGCGGCCTTTCTTACTCTCGGTTACTTTATGAGCTATAGATTGACTCCCATCCACGTTGGTGGACGCCGCTATAGGCTCAAAGCCGGTTATTATCGTTTCGTAATCCCTTACGAACAGAGTTGGTATTTTCTTCATATTTTCGGTTTGAATATATCTGGATGCAGTTCCATTGACTCCAATGTAACAGTCAGCTTATTGCCGTCGTCGTTCCATTTCATATTCATTTGCGCATGGGCAAATAATGGCTCCAGTGAGCCTGTGTCGGTTTGGTAGTAGTAAAGGTTGTTACCTATTTGGTCGTTAATCAATATGATGCGTTCAGGGCGATAATCATGTCCAATATCCTCACATTTCTTGCGGATAGCTTCATTTATTTGGTCCTGATACCTTTGGACACACTGGTCTTGCCAGGAATCAATAAACGATGGCATATCGCCCAACGGATCGCGTCTAACGGTTATGCTCATTCTCCCTCCTTTTGTTTAAAGTGACAGCAATAGAAATCGGGACCGGTAGTTAAAGAAGGCAATGTTTCGCTCCATGGAGCCAGAACATGAAAGCCGTCTGCATTTGCACCCGCTGGTTTTGTTGCGTATGCCAAATCACATGTCCCCTGCTGTCCTTCTTCAGTATAAGGGTCCCAATGCTCACAATTCTTGCATGCCGGTGGTTTAATTACTGTAATGCTCATATCGGTTCATTTAGTGTTAGATCCTGGCCACTGAGGGCATAATAAAGATTCTGCAGCTGGTGAATGTATGCAACTCCGTCATGAATAGGAGTCCACGGCCTGCCGATATCGTGCTTATAAACCATGTGATTATCCTCAGTGGTTGATATTCTGAATGCTTTTCTTCCTACTTCGAGTAGAAAGAATCCGTCATAGTCCTGTGTGAATCCTAACTTCTGCAGCCATTCTTCGGTGATAGCGATGGCTCCATACACATCTTCCCCGCCATTTATCGTACATCCTGTTTTCTTGTTTACGGCTATATCATTTATCCGATAGAATGAATGCCCACCGAGATCAATACTATAAACAGGCATTGGATTGCCGTTGTAGTTAATAAGGCTTCCCAGCCGCAATTCCGATGGATTGATCATGCTTTGTTGATTTTGAGCTCTTCGCCTGTAATGGCAAATACCAGATTCTGAAGCTCATGAGCATATGAAATAAATTTTCCTCCATCCATATGCCCAACATGTGCCCAGCCATTTTTAAAATTCACATACCATTTACCATCCAGGTTCCTTACCGTTATATCAAATCCATTCAGGGTAATATGATAGCTCACGGTTGAAACTGTAAAGCAGTCAGGCTGTGTGCCACGGCTAATCTTTCTTGCCAATTCCAATTCTATAAGGATCTCTCTGGATAATGGGAGGCCTGATAGATGCTTATACTCAACTTCCTCATGACAACACCCGCATGACCGTTGCAAATAGGCTTTATCATGCTCCACGGTCACCACTATAAGATTCTCCGCCAAAAGATGATTAGAATCATCCGGGCAGTAATCGTCAACGGTGACCAGGTTGCCTTTGCGGAGCTCAGTATCTTTGATCATATTCAAACTGATTTTTAACGCAATAGATCGATACGCCCACCGAAACGAGAGTCGTTAGGATATATAGCCAAATAAGCTGCGTTGTGCTTAAATCAACATGTAGGTAATTGAAGTCACGGAAATTTTTAGGCTTCCAATACTTTTCAATATCTTGCCCCAATGGCTGATAGAACCGATAAAAGTCCAGTACGCCGATCTCCATAATATCTTCCCGAACATCGATAAATACCCGCTTTTCATCCGCCCAGCCAAAAGGGCGAACCCAAGAAAGACGGTTAGTCCGACTGTCGTAGCCAATGACAACCACCAGCTCATTATCGTTACCGCCGTCCCAATAGTATTCCTGTTGGAAGGAAATTCCTATAGGCTTATCCGGGAATAGCAGGATAAACATCTTTACGTGCTTTTCTGAGCCGTAGTAGCCGTTGAAATACTCGTATAGGGCCAGTATGCTATCCTTAGCTGATTGAGCCATTTTAAGGCTATCCAGACCTAAGATAGCGGGTTGTTTATATGGTCGGTATAGCTCAGGGTATTTGTAAAGCCCCAGCTTTTTCGCCTCCTTATCTGAAACGTAGGGCATTTTGAAGGCGGAATGCGAGCCCTGCACGTAGTTCTTGTAGGAATGTTCCCTTACTGCGGCATCGGCACTATGAGGATTGCCGTCCCAAGCGATTGAGTAGGCGTCCCCGTCTTTACCACACCCGCCGTGATGCGATATACTCCTGTTTAATTCTATGAACTCAGGTGTAGCCTTCCAACGGGCTTTCAGCTCATTGTAATATGCTTCACTGATCGGATATTTGTTCCCGTAGTTGTCGTAGGCATACCATTCGGCGGGATTATGGTCACAGTAGGAGCAATCATAATATTCAGTACAGTATACAGTGGTGCAGGTTCGGTTTCCGTTGGCATCCGTACTACAATTCTCCCCACATGCCACCTGCCGGGTACACATTTGACTCACCCATGTTTCCCAATATTCGTAATACCGGACCGAAACAATGACACTTCCCCTGTATTCTACGTCATAGATGTTATAACGGAATGCCGCCCACTTGAAGAGCAATATTACTACAGCTGTCACCGCTGTAGGGAGTGCCAGTTCCCACCACACTATTTTCTTCCTGAACAACAAAAGCATAATCACACAGCACAGAACCGGCACCACCAAAGCGAACCATTCCACTCCCATGGTCAAAATATTTTTACATTGTCATCCTTTCCAGCAGTGATTACTGCGTCTGTTATGGTAGATGTTATAGGCTTGTATTCGATATGTTTATTCTTGCCCATCATGGAAAGGACCACAGAGGATGGGAACACATCCAGCAGGTTATCATGTTCAAGCTTCAGATCCTGCAACATTTTCTCCTGATTAAAGAATCCCTCCCGCTCTGCTTCAACTGACCGGCTCAGGTCTTTGTACAGCGCTGAAACTTCAGAATAATTGGCGTTAGGGTTGGTTTCGGTAATCCACTTCATAACCAGATCCGGAGCGTCTTTACGCCCCTGCATGATAATGTCGATGTTCTGCCGGAAGGATGAATCATTCTTTAAGGCTATCTGGCCTTTCTGGCTCAGGGTCTTCCACATCTTATCGTAGAAGGCGGTGCGCTCACTGTACTTCTGAGTGAAGCGGTTCCGTAGCTTGACCTCTGAATTAGAGTAAGAAATGAACATCCCGATACCGGTAATGAGCGGGACTAACAGAAGTGAAATGATAATTGCTGATTTCTTCATATGTGGAAATTTAGTAGTAACGAATAGTTGACCCCTTCCAAATACCCGAACACACCACCCCCTTGACTCTAATTCCATTCTTAACCGCCTTGAATCCGCAGGAATATGTATCTCCATCGGAGCAACCCAGAAGATCGTATCCGGTTAGCTCGATTTGGTGACAGCCATCTGCTTTGAGTATTTCCTTTATATGCTCTTTATTACCTGTACAGGCATATAAGCATATAGTTACTAATAGTAATACAAGTACTTTCTTCATATAGACGTTTTAAGCTCTCTTATTTTGATTCCGCCGGAAATCCCGGCTCTTTTTCTTGTTCATGGAGGTAAGATGCCACGCTGAGCAATCATCGCAGTAATACACGTCTTTGATCGTCTTATCTGTCTTGTGGTGATGGTTGATCACCTTCATTTCTTCCTTTGCCGCCTTACGGCTCAAAAATGGCACCTTACCGCATCTCATATAGTTTCACTGTTGACAGGATGGCGGGGATCGAACCCGCTACCTTCAGATCCAAAATCTGACGCTCTACCAAATGAGCTATGTCTACATTATATTATCTTTACCATGCTTGTCTGGCATACATGTACCAATCTGGAACATATGTAAGGTTGTTCTTTGCGTTGAACTGCTTTATATATTCCAGCGCCTCTCCTTCTGTATCAAACTCTTTTGTCTCGTCCAAGCGTTGCCCCCAGCCGCGTTCTGATTCAATAAGCTCTACCGGATATTTTTTATCGTTTGACATAAAATAAAAAAGCCACCAGGATTAAAAGAAATCCGGTAGCCACCAAATGCACTCTATGTTAACCCGCCATCCGCTACCGGAAGTCAAACTGATTAGCTAAAATACTATTTTGGTATGAACATACCAAAATATAAATTATCTTTGATTGCGAATGAAGTGGTAAATGACGATTTGTCCAAATGACATAGCCTGTCCTTTTTAGGATGGGCTTTTTACTTTCTCACTTATCAGCTGCTCAATCATTCTCTGCACTTCAGCCCGTAGCTTATTCTTTGCTTCCAGCTTAAACCGGCAGCCCTTATCTCCTGGGGTAATGGGCAGGGCCTTGTCAAGGATGGTTTTTATATTCATAGCAGGAGGGTTTTGACTGCATGAAAACAAAACGAAATGCGATCTAATAGCGGAGCGCCTTTGGAGAATTGCCAATTCTTTACCATGTACTTTGGAAGCCGCTTTAGCCGACCAGGCATTGAGCGCCGTTTTATTGTAACTACAAGGCCTGTTTTTGTACTTCGTTTGCGGTCCGGAACAACATGCAATCCGAATTGATCCACCATAAAACGTCCGTGAGCTTCGAAATCTTTGTCTTGTTTGATGGCCATGGTACTTAGTTTAATTTCCTCCAAACCTTATTATGAACCACATTAAATAAGAACTCGTAATCCTGGTTACCAGCCATGATAAAATTTGTCGCATCTGTCACTTCCTTATGACCGGCAAAGTATCCATTTGGCAGATTCATATTATTGCAACAATCATCTACTACCAATATGCCACCTCGCTTTAGAATAGACAGGTAATGCGTGAAGTCATTGATTACGGTCTTATAATCATGGCCGCCATCGATATAAAGCACGTCGATTTGTAACTGCTGCGCTTGGCATATAATAGCAGGATCGGTACTAAACCCTTCCAGGATAGTATAACCCTTTGACAGGTCAAGCTGATCGTGAATTACTTCAATGTCTTTCCTGTAGTCGGATTCCCATACGCCCCCGGCGGTTGAAAGGGGCGTAACGCCGTAACGGAACACTGTTTTGCCTGCCATATCGGCCAATAGCTGGTATAAGGACAGTACTTGCCCTTTGAATACCCCTATTTCCAGGAAAGAAAACGATTGTGGCATTTCATCCACTATTAGCTTGTGCATCCAGTGGAAAGACCTTTCTCCGAAGCCCCAAATATTATTCTCTACAAAATCGCGGTGTGCCTTCAGGGTGGGTATATCATTTACGGCACTAATGAACACCTGATTTAGTAGCCGATGCGCCTGCTGGCTGTCGTGCCAATTGTCCCGAATGTCATTTAATGTCATACCTGATTGTTTATAAGTGCATAGATGCGGCTCATATCAGTTTTGCCATTTCCGTGAATAATTACCGGCAATGTATTGAGCTTACTATTTATGAGCCTGTTACCCTCATATTTGAAATCCCCAGGGCGCTCAAAAGCTATTGATTGAAACGCCTCGCATCCGGTGTCTAGTCTCATATTATACCTGTCGCGATTATTCAGGTAAATATCTGCCAAATTAACCTGGTCGTTATCCTTATGGTCAATAGGATTCCCCTCAAACATCCTAACAAATAGATCTGTTTTTACGAAGCATGCCCCACCGTTAAGATATTTCCAATCTGAATTTACCGCAGGGTATCTTTCGGCCCATTCCGGATAGGGCCAGCAACCTTTTTCGCTGTTAAATAGTATGCAATCAAGATGCCCTACTTTCTGTAGCGCCTCGCCCATGGTGCCCAGAACAACAATATCATATCCATCAACTATAAACAGGTGAGTGCAATCGGTTTGTTTTGCGTAATTATATGCATTCACCATCTTTGACCCATACGCCAGATACTTTCCGGTTAATATTTCGTAATCCCAGCCGAACAGATCAAGGGATTTCTTTAGCATTTGCAACCCCTGATGGCTTAGGTCTGTGGCCGTGGCTATCAATTTCACTCTCATAGCGGGTGATAGATTGATGTCTTACCGGTTAAATATTGCTCCCTGAGGTCGTTGTATTCTTTCATGCGCTCCCCAGCGTAGCCCTCTTTCCACTTTTGATAACCGGTATCTCCCGGGTCTATATGATCGATCACCACCTCAGGGACGAAATAGTTATGAAATCCGGCTATCTGGCAGCGTATAGCAGCTAGGGCATCATCAAACCCGTATAGCCCCTGCATTTGATATAGCCCGCCAATCTTATCTATCAGCTTGTGGTTGTACATTTGACAGGTACCCATCACATGATTGACCTTTTCTGCCACAATCCATTTATGCCCGAGCGGCGCCGGGGTCATAACCAATTCACTGTGGTAAAAGTCCCCGGCTTCTCTGTTTGGCGATTCTATACAGTCTTTGCGCTTTAGTCCGACTATACCGGCGGGAGTTTCGGTGCTCTCCATGCGGGCTATAACTTCTTCCAGCAGATCCACCCATCCTTCTTGATGAATAACCACGTCATTATCCATCTTGATCAGGTGTTCCCCGGGCATACGTTGCGCCCAGGCCCGATTGATGGCATTGGCGGTGCCTATATTAGTCTCATTGGTTATTACCGTTACGGGTCGGATTTCGCTGTAACATGATAATAACTGCTTCGTTTCTTCACAGGAGCCATTATCAATAACAAACAAACGGTGCTTAGTGAAGTCTACCCTTAGCGCTAACGACTTAAGCGTCTCTGCTGTCATCCAGGTACGGTTATTCTCCTTGGTGTCGAATACCGCCATAGCTATTAAACTCATCTTAAATGTTTATCGTTTTTAATATCTGGTTTGCCAAGCCGGTACTTATGGAAGATATACAACCCCTTCGCTATGCCTACTTTACCGCCATTGGCGATCAACTGTTTACTGAAAAAGGTATCGAAAGCTGGCGTATTCTCCCGGAACCGGATACTCGCCCATGTCTTCTTTGGGAAGAGCATAAACATTCCGGCGATAGGTTTAAATGTCTGCTCTACAGCGTCATAATGTTCTTTATGCAGATGTTCAGCTATCTTCATATGGTTCATAATGTCTGTATCTTCAGATACCCTTCCTTCATGTAACTGGTGCGTATTCCTTAACCGGTTGGTCATGCATCCTATTAGGTCATAATCCCCGTTCTTTGATATGATATCTTCTATTTGAGCGCCCCAAAAGTCTGTCAGATACATTATATCCCCATCCTGAAGAACGATCCAGGAATCCCCTGGAACCATAGCGCAAAACTCATTTAACGCTCTGCCTATATTCTTATCCCTTGCATACGGATTGCTATAGTAAACTTTCATAAACCTGGCGCCGTATTTCGTTTACCTTGATCAAATCATAATGCTCTCTTACGTGTTCTCCCAGCTGTAATCCGGCCTCCCTGGTTAATGCAGGGTCTTTTATACATTCGCCTATTAACTCCCTCCATTCTGCCTCCGTTTCCGCATACATCACATATCGCTTATCCAGGTCATTCAAATATGGGTGGACCTTGCTTGCGATAAAGGCCATGTTCTTACACCCAGCTTCCAGCATCTTAAGATTGCTCTTTAACGAATTGAATACATTACCCTGAAGCGGCCCCAGGGCCACATCTGAGTTATTATACACCTGCATGTAGCCGCCAATGGGCTTGAATGAATGCCGAACATAATTATAGCCCTGCAGAAGCGCCTGCATCTTATTCCATTGATCATTAGCCTCAATACCCGCAAGGGTAAACTTTATACCCTTTGTTGCCCGTATGGCCGGCGCTACTTGTTCGAAGTCGTGAAGATGTGAACTGCCGCCCGCATAAATAAACCTTGTCTGACCAGCTTCAGTGCGAGCCGCAGAAAACTGGTCCTGGTCAAACGGCAACGCGTTCGGGATAATAACAACATTTTTGTTCAGTGGCCTTATCTTGATAGCAAGTGCGGCATGGGTGGTGGTTACGATATTAGCCCCCTTGATAAAGGCCTCTATCTTTTCTGTAAACCTGGCTTTCTGCCAGTTGGCGTATATATAGTGATGCGGGTACAGGTGCCAATAGTCATCTACGTCTACCACGTACTTAAACCCGAACTTGCGCTGATTGGCGAAAAACCTTTCGGGTGGTTCGTGTGCTAGGCGGTTGAAGACTATAACCTCTGCCGTTTGATAATCTATGGGCTTCGCCTGAGTGTCGTATCCTATGTACTTAAACGGCAATACCACCCGGTGATAGTCACAGGATGGGCCATGGCGTAGTATTGGGACAATTTTATTTACCATATGGATTCAACCCCGCTTTATTTAATTCCTCCACATCGCCACTTATGTCCTCCGCTGGCATACTCAGATCTTCTATCAGCTGATAGCCGGATTTGATATAAATCTGCTGCATGGCTGGTGTGCCCATCTCGCCGTACTTCATAGCTTCCCGTTTCTCATCCGGGTTAATCCACCAGGCCGTTTCTAACATCTCAGCCAGAGCCTTCATGTCCTGCTGAAGAACAGCCACATTGGAGTAGTCGGCATCTATGAAGTATTCGCCCTTTTCGCCGAACTCAGGAAGTAAAAAGCTGTTCAGTGAATCCCTCATCTTAATGACCATCGGCATCACCCCGTTAATATAGGCGTCCTTGTAGAATTGCTCCATATTAGCTAGGGTAGAATGTTCGTTGTCGTTGAAGATCGCAGAGGGCATCTTGAACAGCCGGCACAGCTGGCGGAAGGTATATACTTCAGATTCCAGGATTTTGAGATCCACCGGGGAAAGGCCGGTTTGTATGTACCCCAGCTTGCCAGCGGAAAAAAAGACCTTGCCCCGGTTCCGGTCGCCTTCCAGCTCGTTATTCCACAGTTTTTTCATTTTACCTACCTGTCCGGCGTTGGATTCGTCTGGCGCTATAGATTCGTTATAAACAAACCCCGCCGGGCCTCCGTGCTGGAACTGAGCTGTCGAACTGTCTACCGCGCTGTTTGACCGGGCTAGGGTCTTAGCCCCTGCCTGTAGTGGCGGCATGCCATATAGGTGTGATCCGTCCGGCTGGTAGTCCGGATTAAAGTATTTTAGGTGGATAACATTCTCTTTCTTGATGCCGTATTCTCCCCATAGGAACATAATGTAACCGGCGATGCCCAACGTGGGGGCGGTACCGTCAGGAACGATCTTCATAAACTGAGAGGGAAGGGTTTGGATGTACTTTACCTTCCCCTCATTAGCCCCCATTGAGAGGCGTTCTTTGTAGATATAGGCATTCCCGGTAATATCCAGGAACCCGTAACACTTTTCAAGGAATTCAGCCTGCGATTCCTCCGGGTTTGGGTTCTGCAGCAGCTGATTGAGCGGGTTGTCTTCGGCTACCTCTTCCAGGGCCTTTACTTTCAGGAATGCCGCCCGCTGTAGGGCTCTTTCCGTTAGCCGCTCACCACCCATCAGGGTTTTATACTCCCGCAGCATTTTCTTTCCCTCAGCCCCTTTGACCTTATACACGTAAAACGGAATAGAGGCCGCCATTTGCGACTTGCGGGAGATGATCGAGTAAACATCCGCATTACTTGCGTAACCCTCTGTAACCGCCTCGGATTGGTCAATATGCGGATATATCGGGGCTTGCGGAAACCAGTTTACCCGCTGTTCCAGCCACTGATTGATATATAGCTGCGCTGACTGCTGCATCTGCGCCTGCATGGCCGCTATTTGGCGGTTAGATGGGCCTATAAGACTGTTAATCGCTTTCGTTAGAAGATTTCCCACACCGGTTTAGGTTTCAATTCAAATAATTCTCTCATCATCAGCATGTCCATCAAGTCCGGGGATTCGCCGTTAAGCGCGGCCTTCATGGCTTTTTTGTTGATTAAACGATGTTTGCCATCCATATCAACCTTATCCTTTTTGATGGCCTTCCGCTCGTGCATGAAGCGCTGGCGGACGGTCATGTTGTCATCATACATCATATTTGCAACCTTCTCACTCACCTTCGTTTCTCCCCGACCTACCCTTTTACCGCTACGATAGTAGCATTGGGCCTTCAGGTTGAAGTAATTCTCCTTTATCACCTTGTCTGTTACCGGATCTTTTACCTCGATAACCGGCGCGCCTCCGTGAAATGGGATTGCCCCCTTAATAAAGCCGTCCACGAAACCGCCTACCCCATCAGCGTCGAATGTTATATTACAGTTCTCCACTTTGTATGCCCTGGCCATATCTGCGATCACCTCTATTACCTTATCCCCTTTGCTCTTGTCTACTACAGCCAAATCCGCCAGCTCAAAACCCTCCCAATATCCTACACCCAGCTTGTTTTTCCCTTCCAGGGCAATATCACCCGTAATGAATTTGCCAACTCGGTTAACCTCATAGAGGTTGTTAAACATGCCAGAGAACTTATAGAAATCATATATATCATTCTCGTTAAGAACTACCTTCCAGTTACCGCCCAATAGCTGCAGCTTCGTTTGTTCGTCCTGCGCCATCAGATTACCCAAATAGCCAGGGTCTTTACTCAGCAGCTCCTTATTGTCATATATAGATCCTGAGACAAAAGCAATAGATTTTACAAACTCCCGCGCTGAAATGCCAGACCGATTAACCTGCTCTTCCAGCAGATGCCAGGCGTTTTCTATTACTTCATCTTCCGTATCCCCCCAGATATATGATTCTCCGTCTACAACGAAGTAGCGTATTACACCATCTCGCTCAGGTATTGGGTAGCCGGTATCCTCATCAATCCACCACTTTATCAACTCATATACCCAGCTTTCTGGATCAGGGTTGCAGGTAGCGCGGACATAAGGTCTAACACCACATACGGACCTGTTACGGCTCAATAAGTAAAAGAACATTTTTTTTGTAAAGTGTGTCAGCTCATCAAACCCTATAAATGGCACCTGCGCCCCCTGCCAGTCGAAGATGTTTTTCTCATGCTCCAGGTGGCTGAACTTAATCTTTGGCCCTTTTGGGAAATGCCACTCTAACACACTTTCTTTAGGGCTTGCCCCTACATATGGATAAAGGCCCATGGATGTATCCCATAAGCCCCCCTCGTTTCTTATTTGTGGTGACGTACGCCTGAAGATCACGCCACCGAACCCTTTAACACCTATATCCCGGAGCGGGTCCATAAGCAGACAGAACGTCTTCCCTACGCCGGCGGCCGCCCCGCCTATTACAATATCAGCCGGACTGCTGAGGGCTCTCATTTGATACCCCTCTTGCGGCCGAATTATCCTTTGTTCTGCCATTGTCCGGTAATTGGAATATTGTTATCGGGCTCACGTCCTCCCCTTCACCATTGGTAAAGCCCTGCTCTATCTTGTCCCTCCACTTCTTGGGCTGCCGGTTTTTTAACCAGAATATAGCTGCTGTGGTATCAGGGGGATAATGCTCGATGTAGTCAACCCGCATAGGTTCACCATTATCGTTGAATATCTTTACCGCCCTATGGCTATATCCCATAGCTCGCTTGTATAAGCGATCTGCTACATTGGCGTCAGAAAGGTCTTTCCCCTTTTTTAGGGACTCCAAAAACTCGGGAATATCCTTCCAGTTATTGATTGTTTGTTCTACTACTCCGAAGAAATCAGCCAGCTCTTTATCGGTGGCACCCAAACGGCAAAGCTTTTCGGCTTGTCGGCAATACTCGGGCTTAAAGGCTGTTGGCCTCCCTCCAGGGTGCTTCCCTTGGGCCTCCTGCCCATTTTCCTTCTTACCCTTTGCCATACCTCTTAAGGATTTCCAGTAATTCACTTCTGCTTAAAATCGGCTCAGTAGCGGATGGATTATGCGCCAATAGGTGTTTTATCCCGTCAGCCCGTAATAACATCCTTTCCGACTGAGACGGAGGGATTATATATTCAGGAGGGTCATTGTCCACATTGCCGATCAGGGCAATCTGAGGTCCAAAAAGCGTCCCACCTTTACCTGTCTGATATTTTTGAGCTTCCTCCATCAGATTATTATCTTCAGCTTGTGGCTATACTGTCCTTTCCCCTCCGGCGTTGCGTTTTCTACAATACGGAGATTAAGCCAGCCGTTGTTATCAACAACGTTCAGCTCTTTGGCAGCTTCCAGTTCCTTAATAAACTCGTCAACCTTAATGCAGAAATCAATATCAGTGCCTGAGAGACGGCGCTCACCGCCTTTGCCCTCATACATTGCCCATCTGAGATAACAGGCCCTTAACTTATGTGTAGTAGACATCCAGAAATCATAAATCCCAAACTATGAACCTAAACAGCCCGCATAAACGGTCTTAACCTACACAAATATAAACAATTACTATTTTGGTATGAAATTTACTTTTTGGTATTTCATGAAGCGTTAATTTAATATCACATCGCCGACGGCGAATAGCCATAACACAAAAAAAGCGGCTTGAAATGGCCGCTTTCTGAGATTATTTTAACATGGTGTTATTGCTTCCCCAGCTTCTTTGCCCATTCCTTGGGATCAAGCGGGTTCTCCTTCTTAACCAGGCGCACTGTTCCCTCTATCATTGGAGTGATCAGGTCTTCTACTACCTGTTTGAGTTCCTGTATCTCCTTATGAAGGTCTTCCAGCGTAACCTTTTTATCTGCCGGCTTCCGGCCACCTATCTTATCATCTCCCCGGATCACATAAAGAAGATCATAGCCGTATTTGTCGCAGATGCTGATTACTTGCTCAATAGTCGGCCCTCTATCTCCGCCCTTAACTTGAGCGTATACGCTGGGTATCATACCGATTTCCTGGCAGATAGCCACATCAGTTACGCCTTTCTTTGTTTTGACCTCATCAAAGACTGCCAGGAAGCGGTGCCGCAAGCCTGCTTTATATGATTCTTTTTTCTTCATTATTTAAAATGGTACATGCCAGTCATAATTCCGTGTATCATGGCCTATTTTCCTCAGCGCTACGCAATGGGCATTAATTCCAAGCTTGTGATCTGTTACCCTTAAATCCTCTTTCAGCAGGAAACCGGGTACAAAGTTCTTAAGAATTAGCTTCCGGACGGACGGCAGTATCTTATTTTTCGGATAAACGGCGGCAACTTCATAATGCGGTAGCTGGGCCAAATATCTAATGAGCTTCTTAATTGATACATAAGATACATCATCAAATACAATAATACCTCCGGCGTCCATTAGCTTATCTAGGTAAAAGAAATCTACTGTTATCCAATCCATTAGCTTCGTAGAGTCTATGTAAGCGAAATCAAACTTTCGCCCCTCTTCCAGGAACTTCGGGAGCACCGAATAAGACGGCTGCTCGTAAAAGTCTATCATATGGCCGTAACCACCTACTTTTAATAATTCCAGCCCGTGGCCCTTCCAGTAGCTATTCTCGTATGGGTCTATGACTACGCAAGAGGTTCCTCCGTTTTTATCTATCCCCTCCGCTATTGCCAGCGTGGAAGTCCCGTAAGCCATCCCTATTTCTATCGACGTTTTCACCTTGTTTTCTCTGATCACCTGCTGCAGGAAGACGCACTGTCCCGCAGGAGTTTCAGAGTCCATTTTTATCAGCTGCCCCTTACTGTTGGTAAATGATCGGGTTTCACAGGCTTTAAGTAACAGTTCGTTCATTATTGTTTTGCGTAATTTACAGTTACAGGTTTAGTTTTCTCAATGAAGGCCATCATTTCCCGCCAGATGGCATTTTGAATGTTACCCTTCGCATTCGCCATTTCCACATCATACCAGGTTTGTTCCGTTTTAACGCCTCCGAAAGACAAGGTAACGGCCGTCATCCATTTAGACGAAATATCTACCTTATTTTCATTCACTACCACTCTAAGCTTATAAATACCGTGCCTTATATCTTTCCCTTCTGTGGTGATCAAATGCAGCTCCTTATCCCTCTTGTCTATCGTATATCCAGCACCCAATAGCTGCTGGGAAACCAAGGTAAATAAACTATCTCCTGATGCTCCGTACTCACAGACGGCCCGCTTGACTCCTTTCTGTGGTAGATGGTATCCCTGGGCATTAACGGCTGCCGGCAGGCATAGCAGGGTAAATAGTACTAGTTTTTTCATATAGGTGTATTTTGGTTTTAACATTTGCTACGCATATACGCTGCAGTAAAGGTCCGGATATTCGATTTATCAACGTCATACAATTATTCTACTAACATTTTCGTTTGATTATTCCTGACCGGTTTGGCCAGAATTATTAATTCGCTAAATTAGCAATCCTGTTCGCATCGATCCTATGCTGATCCTGTCTAACTGGATACCCGTAACCCCCTAATAACTCCTCTATTTCGATTTTAACCGGTCGTAAGACCTAAGGGAATCCTATTATCGTAACCGAAAAGTACACCAGAGTATGAAACACAAGAAAGCAAAAAGCAAACCCCGCGTTAGTGCAGGCCCAGAGCCACACGTATTTGTTGTTAGGACTCCTAAGAACTTAGTCTTTTCCTTACCGCATCTTCTAATTGATCTCTCAGAACCGTCACAGACTGACTCGAAACCTTCGCCAAAATCTCAGCAGCAGCAGCCAGAATAACGGCTGTTGTAGCTTCAATTTTACGTATAGCAGCCCCGGCATCATATTCAATTAACTCCTCTTTCATTTGGCCTTCACCTGTTAGCAGCCAGGAATAACTCACTTCCGGGAAGGCGGCTATTATTGCCTTGATCACATCGGTTGGTACTCCGGGCCACTTGTCCGTTCGCGTATCAATGTTAAATATCCTGTTGAACTTCTGCTGCGAAACTTCATGTCCTGCCTCGTGCAGTAGTCGCACGAAACGGGACACATTCCCCTGTGCATAAATGTCCACTAATTCTTTAATGCGCTGGTTGGCGCCTGGCATTTCGGATTTCATCACTGAAATGTTTGTAGTATCAACTCGCCTTTTGATTCTTATATATCCCCTTGTAGGCAATTCTTCAGCTATACTTTCTGCCAAAAGGCCAATATTACTAATGTTAGTACAAAAAAGTTCCATTTGTTTATCATTGATTGTTAGCAATTACAAAAATAATTACAAATTTCTGTATTAAATGTTTGTTTATTTACTGAATTGTTTGTAACATTGTATTGCAATAGACAATGATATAGCAAATGTAATATCAAAAGTTAATAAAACATACAGGTAAATGTCATTTATAACAAACAGGAATAAAAAGAGGAAGGAAGAGATCAGGAAGATCAAGGGATTACTGGAACAGGGGGAGTTAAAGAAAATATCTGAGGCTGCCGGCGTTAGCTATCGGGCAGCTGCTGACACCCTGAACGAAAAGCATCCCTTGTTTTCACAGAAAGTAATCACTGCAGCTTGGGCATTCTTGGAAGAAGAAGGTCGTTTACCTGAGAAAGGCAAAGTTTCAACAAAATCACTCTAACCACTATAATCCACTTACCATGACAACTATAGCAATTAACAACTACGGCTTCCGGTTTGAGATAACCGACAAAATAGACGGGGCATATAGGTTACAGATTGACTACCCCCTTCCTTGGGGCACAATAACCGCTCATGGGCTGCTGGTTTACCAGGGCAATGCCTGGGTACTGGATGAAATGACCTTCGAAAATGCACATGCAGAAGTTGAGCTCTGGCAGTTCATCAATAAGCTGCGGGAGGTTCGGGTACAGGCTTATCCTGAAGTTATTGCCTACTATGAGGCCAATAACAAGCCAGTAGATGTGGTATCTGCTATAAGCAGCTTCTTTGACCCTTTTAAGAAAGCTATTTAATCACCCCTTATAAATCACCTAAATATGAACACTTATTCCAAATACGACGCTAATGTCTTTCTCGCGAAATGTCCGGAACCCCATGAGAAAGGTGAGGAGATTCCTGTCACAACCAAGTATGGCAAAGAAAATGCCAGCATCGTTCACAACCTTATCTATGAAAAGGAGGGGTTTTTCTTCTACTCTATCACCAGGGCAGACGGATTTAACACGCAGGAAAGGGCCAAGAATAAGGCGGAAAGATACTCAGTGTATGCAGCTAGTGCCGAAGCTAAGAGCAATGAATATTACGACCGGTCAAACAAAGATAAAGACTTTCTGAGCTTGGGGGAACCTATAAAGGTTGGACACCATAGCGAACCGGTAAAATTGAACGCGATCACCAATTCTCTCTCCCCTACGCCAAAAAGGACGTTAACGAGATGGCAAATAAACTGGAATTGGCAAAACGCCTTTGGGCATAACTCTTTCAAACGTAGCCCGAAACCATCCGGGAGTAGGGCCATTATAAACCAATAAACACCACTCACATGAACTACTCACTTCTACCCTCTTACATTTTAGCAGGCTCTTTTGCCTTTGGTTTTATCTACAGAGGTATTGACCTTTTTATTATGCCCGGCTTACGGGATCTGTTCACCAATAAAACGGCTGCGAAATGAAAATACCTAGCTCTTTTATGGCCGCTGCGCTGCTTGTAGCATCTGGAATGAAGGATAGCATACGAACATACATAGACCACGATCGTCATGCAGAGCCTCACAGTCCGGGCCAATTCAAGGATTATACACCTATGCGACGTTTCGTGGTAAACGGAATAGCCATCAAGGCCCGGAGCAAGAAACTGGCAGAGAAAATCTATCGTCTTCACCACAGCGAAACGGCTAACAATGAATAACCATTCAGCAGGGATGAAAATAAAATTTAACGGCCAAATGTGCGAGGTGAGAAGATACGGGAAACGATACTCAAAGAACCTCAACAACCAGGGCGAAGGAGGCGGAAGGATAGATAAATGGGGGCTTTTCAATGAAGCTGGGGAAATGGTTGGCTCGATTAACAACGGATACCTTGGACACCACAAAATAATGAAAGATGGGAAAGTAATCGGAAGCGTAAGACTTGATGATTCTCATTTCTCAGAAACAAAATAACCCGCAGCGCTAACTACGGGCTATCTCAAAAGATTAGTAATACCTAAAGCACAAATATAATGGAAAAGATTGAATTAAAACATACGCTTCCCAATTGTGACTATTCACCAGAATACAAAACAGTCTATGAGTCTGATGACCAGTGGGCAGTAGCTATTCTGGGTCGTGCGGGACAAGATACGGCCGCATTTCGGCCCAATACTACAGATCAGCATATTCACTCTATAGGCTATCTATACGCCGCTGCTCCTCTCCTGCTCTCTGCACTCATGGAGGCAGTGGAAGATGCAGAAGATATGAAAGATCTGGCAGAACATCAGTTCCCGGATCAAGGACCATATGAGCACCCCAAATGGTATCATAAAGCCAAAGCCGCTATTGCAAAAGCCACCAATACCACCCAGCCATGAAATACACCGCAAAAGACATAATCATCACTTCAGAATTGGCCTATGAAGGGGAAGGAATCGGTATCGGCTACTTCTGTGATGATAAGCCTGCCGTTTTACTTCTTTCCGACCGGCAGCTGCTGAATCACCTTAGTGACATTGGATTGGTAGTAAATGATAGATCGGTAATGACGGCATATGCCAAGGTATCAATAGAGGATTATTTAAGGCGCCACCTTAACAAGGAACTTGCTAAAGCCATAGTGTCCAATTACCTGAACAACAGAACTACTAAACCAGTAAACTCACCTATATGACACCAAGATTTGAAAAAGCTTATAACGCCTTAGTAAAGGGCTTCTTTGAAGGGACACTAGCAAAAGGCACTTGTGCAGCGTGCGCGGTGGGCAATATTGTGGCGGACGCTCAGGGAGGTGTCATAAGTAAAATAAAAGAGCCTATACATCCCCACTGCAGTACAAAGAATGATTTCTGGCGCCATTTGTTTTGTAGTGATGCGGGCAGTCAAGACAAGAGATGGTCTAAGTTGTCTAACAGCCAATATAATAAATTGGCGACCCGTCTAAAGAAGCTTACTGGATATTCTGAAGCCGAGATGGCTCACATCGAATTCACATTTGAAACGAATACGCGCATACATCACTATGACTACTATATGCGCGACGAACAAGACATCCTGGAAGATCAATATCGTGGACTAAGCGCCGTTGTGAATGTGATGCTTAAACTCGACAGCATTGAACCTGATCCAAAATACGCAGCTAAGTTCCGTGAACACAAATCCCTTCAACCTGCCTAACATGAAACAAAAACGCTCAAAATGTGGACTATTATACTATTTGGCTTACTGGTTGTTTTGCTTGCCGCAGCTCTTACTATATGCTGGTTCAAGGGCGCGGGAGGTGATGATCCGCTTTATAAGCCGCGTGATCTACAGGCCAGAAGGCGTAGACGATGATTGGATGGAGGATGAATGGATGGGGATTTAAAACTATAGGGATGGAAAACTTTAAGAACGTAATAGTCCCGGTAATTGGGACACTATACCATGTCAGTTGGGCAAATAAGAGAGGAATAGTAGGTAGGTGCATTTCTGTTAATCATGATTCTAAAACATGCCGAATGAAGTCACCAGGAACAGGAAGAGAGTGGAATACGGATATAAAATGGGAGGACTTACGACATACCAGAAGAAACGAAGTAAAACTGAATAGATGATACCGCATCTTCTCGCAATGATCCTGGCAGTAATTGCCTTTCAAACAGTAAGACAATATTATGCCTGGAAGAATAAAGATAGAGGTTGACGGAGTGGTAGTAGATGAGCGTCCCTGGTTTACACTTAAATACCTTAAAAACATTATAAACGATGCGCAAGTGTCATTCAAGAATCCGGAAATCACGATCACTGCCGATGAACAGCCGATTAACAGATGGGATACTACTATTAAGCGGCGGGGTGTCAGCGATATTATTTACCCTGGGCCTGATCAAGATAGTGACTGGGTACGTAGAAGCGCATAAGTAACTACAGTTGGTTTTTCATAACGTGGATAGAAAAACCCGGCTTGTATAGACTCGCTGGGGACTTTTAAATAGATTTTTCACAGTAGAGTTATAGGGGTTTTCATAGGATTTAGGATAACCGCTGTTCTGTTTAGTCTGGCGGGTTCATTTCAGAAAAAAGTTCTTTCAAATACGGGTTAAAAATATTGCGGGAGGAAGGTTATGGCACAACAACGAAAGATGCTGTACGGCCCATTGGGTGGTAGTTGACGCCGATGTACATATCGGGGTGGTCTGACACTAACGAAAACAGGACAGCCAGTAAGCCGCGAATCGAAAGATTGTCTTTGAAACGGCACGCCGAAAGGTGGGAAACTCGAAAGATACTGTTACGCATGAGTTGAAATGTACCTGGTGTAAGCAACCTAGCCCCCGCAACTTCTTTCCATATCGTGTGAGTGTTTAGGTGTGGTTTCCCGGCAGTGTAAGGGCTATGATCTCGAAGGTCGGCCGGGAGCAATTTCATAGGGATAGTTTTCGAACCGGTCTTGTCTCTACATGGCCGGGACAAATGAACAGGTGGCGAAACGGTAGACGCTAATACGAGAGAGTATTACCAATACTTACGGGTTTAAATTGGTTGCAGGTTCGACTCCTGCCCTGTTCACCAGGGGGTGCCAAGAATCGATGGAAAGCATCGCTGATTCGCGGCACGGCCCCGATGTATTAAACTCAGTTGTATTAAAACCGCTTCTCCCTGGGCTTCGTGCGGGGATATTGCCGGGAAGAGCAACCGGATTTAACAGCAAAGGTAGAATTTGACAATTAGCGGGTAACACTTGTCCCCGTGATGCACAAGTGATCATTTTTAAACATCAATTTTCTCAATGAAAAAGTACAGAGAGTTTCACAACCAGTACGATGACCCGGTAAACGGAGAATCAGCAGTTAATCAGGAAACACCTGCAGAAGAAGGCGCCGCCCTGGTAAACGGGCCAGAAGCTTAAAGAAAAACAAAAGAGTACGCAGCCAGGTCGGCAAAGACAGGGATCGAAGGACGGCCGACCTGGTTATTTTGAAAGCAAATAATAACTCGATATATGACCATCAAATTCACCGTATCACTAAGCATAGGATATCCAGGTGCAACACGTAAAGATGAGCTGGGATTAGAAGTTGAAGACGGCGCATCTGAAGAGGAAATTGAAAAAGAAAAAGAGGAAATGGCGATGGAGTGGGCTAACAACTTTATTGACGTTTCCTGGAAATAATAAGGGGGTGCAGAGGATGATACAGTTTGTTTCTATAAGGCCGTAACCGGATCGCTGCCGGTCATCCCCTCTAAGAAAGAAAAATTGAAAACTAAAAACGAAAACAATGAGTAAAATTAAAAAACCGTTCGAATTGAAACTGCAACCTTTGGTAAAGGTGCTAATTTATGGCCAACCGGGTATCGGGAAGACCACGGTCGCCCTTTCGGCCCCCTCCCCTCTTATCCTGGATTTCGACAATGGCATTCACCGCGTAAACACGTTGCATCAGACAGATACCGTGCCCATTGAAAAATGGGAAGATGTACTGGAAGTCCTAGAAGAAGATCTAACAGCCTACAAGACCTTGATTATCGACACGGCTGGGAAAATGTTGGACTATGTTTCAGACTACATGATCCGTCAAAACCCAAAGTACAAACGTGGCGACGGTCAGTTAACGCAACAGGGTTTTGGAGCCAGGAAACTTGCCTTTAAATCATTCTTCCTGAAGATTAGTCAACTGCAAAAACACTTGGTCTTTGTAGCGCACGATAAAGAGGAAAAGGATTCAGACAGTAAGTTCATCAGGCCAGACGTAGGAGGAAGTTCCGGAGCCGACCTGATAAAAGAAATCGACCTGGTAGGTTACATGGAAGCCATTGGCAAGAAGCGCACAATCAGCTTTGATCCTTGCGAAAAGTACTACGGCAAGAACACCTGCCAGCTACCGAGCCTTATAGAGCTTCAAGAACTAACGCCCGGAACGCCAAACATCTTTCTTACTGAAGTTCTGGTACAGTACGAAAAAGGACTGGAAGGGCGTAGGGCTATGGCCGAACAATACACCGAGCTTATGGAGACCATCCGTGAAAAGGTAGATTCCATTGTCGACGCGGAAACGGCAAATGAAGTAACTGAATGGGCCGGTAATTACACCGGGCATATTTGGGATAGTAAAATACAGGCGGGTTACCTGCTTCGTAGCAAGGCTGAAGAATTGGGATTAAAGCTCAATAAATCAAAGAAATATGAACCAGCTGACAAAGCAGCCTAAGTATAAGTTCTACGCCACACTCCTGGACGCCTTTACTTGGTATTTGAAAAGTGAAGCCGACGAGGCGTTCCAGGGGTTCCTGGATAAACTTAACCGGGTGCCGTTCAGTAGCGAGGCGGCTGACAAGGGCACGGCGTTCAATGAGCTGGTAGATGAAATGATTTTAACCCCAGATGATTTACAGGCTGGATCGGAAGTCTACCATCACAATGGATTCGAGTTTCCCGGTAAAATCGTAAGTGAATACGTAGAAATATTCTCGTCTGCTGTGCCCCAGGTCTACGTAGAAAAGATTATTGAGACCCAATATGGACCTGTGCTGCTTTATGGCTACATAGATGAACTTATGGCCTATCTGATCAGCGACATTAAGACAACCAAAAATTATGAGTTCGGGAAGTATATCAATAACTGGCAACATCGTGTTTATCTGTATTGCCTGAAGGAGTCCGGAATCGATACTTTTCAGTACACGGTAACTGACTTTGAGGAAGTGTATAAGGAAGAATACGTTTGGCGCGACGAATACGAGCTGGATTTGCGGTTGATATGCGAACATCTGATTAGGTTTATTACAGATCACCAGCACCATATTACGGATAAGAAGCTATTTGCTAACGAAGAAATTGAGGCATAATGGAACAGTTAGAAATGTCAAGGGTGATGGCTATTCACACCGAAGTGGAAGGCTTGAACGCGGATCGGATACAAAGTTCCGAAGTAGTTATCGAAATCGGCCTACGGCTTGCCGCATACCTTCCTTACACCGGTCAGCAGATGGCACTGGCAAAGAAGATTATGAATCAGAAGCGGAAAGAGGCATACGATCAGCTCGTATTTACTCAGCGATCGCTGAATCAACCTGTTTACCCTTCCACAATGAAGGATTACGTAAACGCCCAGTGCTGTGAGGAAATGTACAATTATGATCTCTGCGAACGCGCTAACCGTTCAATAGTTCACGCCCTTGACTTTCTCCGTTCCGTTCTGTCGACCCTGAAAGAAGAAATGAAGATTTCACAATACCAAAACTTTAACCCATGAGCACACTAATAGGCCGCACATTCTCCTACACCCATCACGGGGTTACGGCAGACAGAAAGGTAATACAGGAGCTCTACGAGGGCAGTAAACGGTTGTACCGGCTCCTCAACCTGGTCACAAAGGAACGCACTACGGCTATTGCCGACATCTTCGACCGGATATTTAAACACAGATCGAGCATGCCGGTCGTCCGTGACAAGAAGAACAAAGGAAAGACAATAAGGAGTAAACAACTTCAAAACATTTTCGAATAACCTCATAACGCATAACAATGTCGCATTTCACAGTATTAGTAATAGGAGACAACATTGAAAAGCAGCTGCAGCCATACCATGAATACGAATGCACGGGAATAGACGATGAATACGTCATCGATGTAGACAAAACAGAAGAAGTAGAAAGCTGGCTTAAGGAATTTATATGGTTTGGTAAAACGAAAAATGGAGGCGTATGGGATTACGAGTATAAAGAGGAAGGCGCAATTGAAAATCTAGTTGACATAAAGCTCGATACCCGCAGGTCATATTTCAATAACTCAGGATTAGATATTGATAAAGAAATTGAGGAATGGCATGGTTATACGAAACGTGGCAATCAATGGATAAGACACACCAACCCAAATGATAAATGGGACTGGTGGGTGGTAGGAGGACGATGGACAGGATTCTTCAAACTAAAACAAGGCGCCGTAGGAGAAACAGGAAAGCCGGGACTAATGACGCCGATAGCCATGCCGGGATACTGTGACAGCGCCTTGAAAAGGGATATTGACTTTGACAGCATGCGGATGACAAAGCGATTGGAGGCAGAGAAAGAATGGCATTCTGTCAACGATGTAATCGCTAAATCAGAGGGCTTTAGAACCTGGGAGGAGATAACGGAAGGCAAGAATTACGGCGACGAACAGAGAGCTGCCTATAGGTCCCAGCCGGAAGTACAGCATTTTAATAACATTAAGCGGGGTGTTTGGGACAAAGTTGAAGACTACTTCATTCCAAAAGAAGATTATGTGACTAAGGCAGTAAATAGCGCTGGTGTGACATTCGCTGTTGTAAAAGACGGCCAATGGTATGAAAAAGGCAAAATGGGATGGTGGGGACTGGTATCAGATGACAAAGGGCAGGACGAATGGAACCGGAAATTTCAAGCGCTCATCGACTCCGTTCCAGATGATACCCTGCTTACTGTAGTTGATTGTCATATTTAAACCATTCCCCATGCAGCAGATGTCACTTGATTTTGAGAGCAAAAGCCCGATAAATGCCGACCGCCTGAAGGGGCAGAACAAACGGTTATTTGACTACTTAGCTGCAGGGAACACCATCCATTGTTTCCACCCAGCAATGAAAGAATTACGGATAGGGTATCTCAACAGCCGTTGTGCGGACATCTGCCGGGAGCTCCGGGAACAAGGATCGGATTTATTTAAGCGCTGGAAGAAAGTAAAGGACACGGACGGCAACGAAGTAACGGTAAGGGAATACAGTTTACAACCATTTCAACACTAAAATAAATAATAATGTATAAAGAATTTGATTTAGAAAGAGCTAAGAAGGGGGAGCCAATAATTTGCGTAGAAGAAGAAAAGGTATTTCCAGCCAGGATTATATGTACAGACAGGATACAGGCAGATGGCTACAATTTAATTGTTCTTGTAATTGATGATGAGGCTGAGCAGGAACAAGTATACGCTTTCAACGAGAACGGGAAAGGCCTTTATAAACAAGACCTTTTCATGGCACCGGTTAAACGCCAGGAGTGGGTGCTAATTGCCAAACCAGGTGGGAAACCGGGTACAGGGGTTAATAAAGAATATGAATTAGGTCAAGATGTTTACCTGAGTGAGCAGGCGGCGAATGATGCTATTAACAAGTCATTCCCAGGATTCGTAAAAGCGATTAAAATTGAATGGGAGGAATAACCTATGGGAAGGGAGAACAAAACATACTCGGAAAAATTAAAAGACCCGCGGTGGCAGAAAAAGCGCCTGCAAATTCTAGAACGGGATGAGTGGTTATGCAGAACATGCGGAAGAGGTGATAAAACATTGCACGTCCACCATAGCGAATATATTTCTGGCAGAGATCCCTGGGAATATGAGGATAAGTACCTTATTGTCCTATGTGAAGACTGCCATGCAGAAATAACTAATTTTCTTCCAGAGGTTACAAAATCACTTCTGTTGCCTTTTAAGCTATCCCTACATGATTCTTTTATTTGGAATTGTGCAATAGAGACTTTTAGCCAATGGGATGATTTACATGGTTTAGTATATACCCTCTGGGAGCTTAAAAACCGCCAAGAAGATGTGGCCGAAGCGTTAAGCGACCTGTTCAGAAAACTTTGTAAGAATGCAGGAAAGGAAGGGATATATAACAATCAGCCGTAAGTTATTCGAACACGAATTTTTTACAGAGAAAAGGGAGTATAGCAAATTCGAAGCGTGGCTGGACTTAATTCAAGTATGCGCATTTGAGGACAATCAAAGCATGATGGTCAAAGGAAAGATAGTCAGATGGGGACGCGGTCAGACAATTGCAAGCGTCCGTTACCTCCAAGAGCGCTGGTATTGGAAGAGCCTTGACAAGGTAACCTGTTACTTGAAATTATTGCGTAGCCAAAAGATGATTATAATAGATACCGAACAGGGGATCGGACGCATAACACTCTGTAAATATGATGATTACAACCCAAAAGCATACAGTAAACCAGACAGCGACCGTACAGACACCAGACAGCGACCGAACAAAATAAAAGAATTAAATAAAGATAATAAAGATAAAGAAAGAGAGGCCCGCGCTAAAAGTTTCTATGATTCATTAGTCCCTCACTTGGAGAAGTACGGGAAGGAAATGCTAAGAGAGTTTTACAATTACTGGTCAGAATGGAACCGATCACAAACAAAAATGAAATGGGAGCTTAAAGAAACGTGGGAGGTGTCTAAACGGCTCGCAACCTGGGCAAAAAGAGATGATAACTTCAAAGGCGATACACAGCCTCAAACAAAACAAAATACAAAAATAAAGGTTAAATGAGCGATTTAAAAGGATTGCCGCAAAGTAAGGATTTGGAAGAATCGGTTTTAGGCGCCATCATGATGGAACCTGGTTGCCTCCCGTTGGTCGTTTCTCGTCTGCATGAAGCGGTATTTTATCACGAGTTACACCGCAGAGCATATAAGGCCATTATGAGCCTTTATGATCAATCTCAACCGGCCGACCTGGTGACTGTGACAAACCGAATGAGTAGAATGGGGTTGTTTGATAAATCCGTTACGCCCTATGACCTGACCGTAATTACCAACTCAGTAGTGTCCTCTGCCAATATTGAAGCACATATCCTTATACTGCAGCAGTACTATTTACAGCGGGAGGCAATAAGGTTGGGGAATGAAATGATTTTTAACGGGTATAACTCTGATCCATTCGACACCCTGAACAGTGTAGCGGCCGACATCCTCCGACTTCAGGAACAGGCCCTAAAGGGCTATACAAAGACCATTGCTGATCACATCGTCCAGGCAAATAAAGACCGTGAGGCTATATCCCAAAAGGGAACGCTCGGCACGTCAACAGGACTTACCGGGTTGGATGAAGTAATCAGCGGTCTTGTACCTCCCGATCTGATAATCGTGGCAGCGCGACCAGGGATGGGTAAAACGGCACTTGCTCTTACCCTAGCCCGAAATGTCGCAATCGAAAAGTGCGAACCGGTTGGAATATTCTCCTTAGAAATGTCAGCTGCGCAGCTGGTTACAAGACTGGAAAGCATAGAGAGCTGTATAAATCATGAACAAATCCGGAAGAATGACCTATCCGAATCGCAGCGCATACACCTCGATAAGGCTGATGCTATTCTCGCAAAGGCAGGTATTCACATTGACGACCACGCGGGGTTAAACATTCGGGAGTTAAGAACGGCGGCCAGCATCATGAAGCGAAAGCACGGTATTAAACATCTTGTTGTTGACTACCTGCAGTTAATGTCTGGGGTGGACGAACGCGGCAAATCCAGGGAGAATATCATCAGCGAAATAAGCAGGGGCTTAAAGGTGATAGCAAAGGAATTAAACATCAGCGTAATTGCTCTCTCCCAGCTTAGCAGGGCCGTAGAAAGCCGCCCGGACAAAATGCCCCAGCTCTCCGATTTACGGGAGTCAGGAAGTATTGAGCAAGATGCGGACGAGGTTATTTTCCTTATGCGGCCTGAATATTACGAGATGATCGGACCGGTAGAAATAGGCGGACAGGAATACGATTCGAAAGATCTGGTTATCTGCAAGGTTGCCAAGAATCGGCATGGATCGGCAAAGGCTATTCCCCTTTACTTCAATGCTCCTTGCATGACCTTCATGGATCGACCGCCCTCATCCCCTTTCAAGGCAATCAAGATGCAAAACTATTACGAACCACAAACAACGCAAGATGAACCATTCTAAAACAAAAGTTTGCACCGGATGCAAGATCGAAAAGCCGCTGGAAGATTTTCACAGGAACAGAGGCACATCGGATGGACGCGCTTGTAGATGCAAATCATGCCTTAACCCGGATGTAAACCGGAGGCACCGGGAAGTTAGAGAAGAACGGAATAAATGGTCGCCAATATGAACATCTACGAAACAATATCATCCAATCTGCAATTTCTTAGGCGTTCCAGAAACTACACCCGGAAACAGATGGCCGGAATGTTAGATGTGACCTGCTGTGCCTTGTCTTCCTGGTTAGAAGGGCGAGCGCGGCCAAAATTAGAAGAGCTGGTAAAAATAGCTGAGCATTTCGATATTACTCTGGATGTACTGGTTAGAACGGATATTAAAAAGTGGTATGTGGTTCGGGATGGGTTTAATCTGGAAAGGATTGTTGAACAAGGGCCTAAACTGGTAATAGAGAAATGAAAGGGGCACACATGACTAAAGAACAGCTGAAGAAATGTGCAGCCGCCATCCTGAACCAGGAAGTTATAGCGGAGCTGGAAGGTGAGCCTAAGCAGAAGCGGTCAAAGTACGGCAATGAGAAGGTCGAAGTCGATGGGGAGGTTTTTGATAGCAAAAAGGAGGCAAACAGATGGGGTGAGCTACGGCTATTGTTGAAAGCTGGAGAAATCGGCTTACTTCGGCGCCAGGTAAAATACGAGCTGAATCCAAATGGGACGCACTCGTTGGCATACAAGGCCGACTTTGTTTACATGGTAGTGAAAACGGGTGAAACTATCGTAGAAGATGCGAAAGGATTTCGCACCCGCGAGTATAAGAAAAAACGCCGGTTAATGAAAAAGGTTCACGGAATAATAATAAAGGAGATATAAACCTAATTGAATCATTAAAGTAAAGGCAGCATGATACCATACGAAGATTTTCTGAAACGAAAAGTTAAGCTGGCGAAATCAACTGGCTTTGAGATCGATATAAACGAGATCAACCCGGCACTGAAACCGCACAACCGTCTGATGGTAAAATGGAATGTGGAAGGTGGTCAGCGTGCGAACTTTGCATCCTTTGGCCTTCATAAGACCGTGACGCAATTAGAAACCATCCGTATCATTCTTACCAGAACTGGCGGCCGCGGGCTGATCATCGCTCCGCTTGGTGTGCGCCAGGAATTTATAAACGATGCAAAAAATATACTGGGATGGCAGGCGCCCCCGAAATTCGTTCGCACTATTGGCGAGTGTGAGGATACTGGTATCTATATCACCAATTATGAAACAGTGCGGGACGGTAAATTGGATCCGCGATTGTTCCAGGCTGCATCCCTCGATGAAGCCAGCGTCCTGCGTGGATTCGGAGGCAGCAAGACTTTCCGGGAGTTTATGCGGTTATTTACCGGTGACGGGGGGCCGCTCGGAAACCGTCGCGGCACTGAATGCGTACCATACCGGTTCGTGGCCACGGCAACGCCTTCACCAAACGACTATATAGAACTGCTGGCATATGCCGACTTCTTGGGCATAATGGATATCAGCCAGGCCAAAACCCGCTTCTTTAAACGCGATAGCACGAAGGCCGACAAGCTCACCCTGCATTCGCACAAGGAAAGAGAGTTCTGGCTGTGGGTAGCCAGCTGGGCCCTATTCGTTCAAAAGCCTTCGGACCTGACCGGCAACCCTGCCGATGACGAAGGGTATATCCTACCTGAACTGGATTTGCGTTGGCATGAACTCCCAACTGATCATAGCGACGCCGGCGTAGAGAAAAGCGGTCAGATAAGAATGTATAAGGATGTAGCCATGGGGCTCGCTGGCGCTGCAAAGGAGAAGCGTGATAGTTTGCCCGCTCGCATTTCAAAGCTACTGGAACTGCGTGCAGAGGATCCTACCGCTCACCGAATAATATGGCACGACCTGGAAAGCGAAAGGCAGGCAATTGAGAGATTAATACCCACCTGCGCAACCGTGTACGGCTCCCAGCCGATTGAAGTACGAGAAGATACAGTGGCTTCATTCGCACATGGACACATTCAGGAGCTGGCTGCTAAACCCTGCATGCTCGGATCTGGTACCAATCTACAGCGGTATTGTCACTGGGCAATATACCTAGGGATCGGCTTCAAATTCAACGATTTTATTCAATCAATACACCGTCTGCTGCGATTCCTGCAGCAATACCAGGTACGTATAGACCTCGTCTACACGGAAGCAGAGCGAGAAGTACGGAAGATACTCGAAACTAAATGGCGAAATCACATCAAAGAAGTACAGACAATGACAGACATAATTAAAGAATTTGGCCTATCTCAGGCGGCTATGGCCAATTTGCTTACCAGAAAGATAGGAGTAGAACGGATAGAGATTAAGAGCAGCCGGTACCACATTGTGTACAACGATGCTGTATTGGAGTCCAGGCGCCAGGAGTCTAACAGTGTTGGGCTTATCCTTACCAGCATTCCCTTCGCTACTCAGTACGAGTACTCCCCCAACTATTCCGACTTTGGCCATAGCGAAAATAACGAAGAGTTCTTCGAGCAGATGGATTACCTAACGCCTGAACTGTATCGGTCGCTGATGCCTGGAAGGATCGCCGCCATTCACGTGAAAGACCGGATTGTGCCGATCGGAATGACAGGCCTGGGAACACAGACTGCTTATCCCTTCCACTGTCATACTATTATGCACTTCCAAAAGCACGGATTCGCTTATATGGGCATGAAAACGATCGTTACAGACGTGGTGAGGGAGAATAACCAAACCTACCGCCTGGGCTGGTCCGAGCAGTGTAAAGACGGCAGCAAGATGGGCGTGGGCATGCCAGAGTACCTACTACTTTTCAGGAAGCCACCCACCGATACATCGAACAGCTATGCAGACATTCCGGTAGTGAAGGAGAAATCTGATTATTCCCTTTCCAAATGGCAGGTGGATGCACACGGCTTTGCTCGCTCATCTGGCGATCGCTTACTTAGCCCTGCAGAAATATCAGGCCTGGAGCACGACAAGATCTTCAAAGTTTTCAAGGATCACTCCCTGAATAATGTGTACGACTTCGACTACCACGTTGCTATCGGTGATGCCCTGGAAGCTACCGGCAAGTTGCCCACGACGTTCATGCTTCTGCAGCCGCAAAGCTGGTCTGATGATGTTTGGACAGACATTACCCGTATGAGAACCCTGAACAGTTCCCAATACAATAAAGGCAAGGAAATGCACCTATGCCCTATGCAGATCGATCTGGCGCAGCGGGTGATCAGGCAACTGTCAAACAAAGGGGAGATCGTGCTGGATCCTTTCGGCGGGATTATGACTGTGCCGTCCATAGCTGTGGAGCTGGGCCGGTTCGGCATGGCCTGGGAGCTCAATCATAACTACTTCCTGGACGGCGCGGCATACTGCAAAGCGGCTGAAGAGAATGTGCAAATGCCGACGCTATTTGACACTCTGTAGTATATGACCTCCTACCTCGAATACCGCCGCGCCCTGAAGCTCGGCCAGCTCCAGCCAGAGAAGAAGCCCCGGAAGAAGATACCGAAGGTCAGCAAGAAGCGGGCGGTGATCAACCAGGAATACGCCAAGATCTCCCGGCCAATATGGGTAGGTAAGCCCTGCGCGGCGAGAACACCGGTATGTACAGGGCGGGCGCAGGGGATTCATCATCCGGAGGGAAAAGAGACTACAGAGAAACTACTGGACCCTGACAACATGATGGCCTGCTGCAACCCATGTAACAGCTGGATTGAGGCAAATGACGCGAAGGCGCGGGAAATGGGACTAAAACGATCACGATTAAATAAAAAATAAAATGAAGGAAAAATATTTCAACTCACAAATTAAAATTCTTAATCCCTTCGGTGAGGGTCTGACAGACATAAAGAACGAACCGATGTTTTTTAACTGCGCCCCACTATTCGCCTGGCAAAATGGTGGACCCATAACCAGGGCTTTTTTGGACGCGCTTCCGATGGATTGGTGCGGAGATGATACTGTTTTCGATAGTCGCGTTCACATGTTAATGCCTGGTTGGTACCCAGCAATCCCTGGATTTCACCATGACGACGTTCCACGTCCGGAAATTCCGGCAGGACAGCACTTTATTACCGCTGGGCAGCCGGATTACGAAAACCCGCGATACCGTTCAGAGCATATCCTGGGCCTCGTAAACGGCGACATCTGCCCTACTGTATTTGCTCTGGGAGAATGCACGATGCCCGCAGTTGAAGAAGGGGAATTGATCTACAGAAAATGGCATCCTGAAGTCGAGCGGCTATTAGCAGAAGGAAAGATGACACAATACCGAACGGAAAGCAATACGCTTATCTACTTCGATTGCGACACATTTCACAGTGGCGTTAAGGCAACGGGCAATGGCTGGCGCTGGTTCGGCAGGATCAGTAGGAATACGGACCGCGTGAACAAGATTACCAATGAGATACGTAGCCAGGTACAGGTATATCTGGAATTTCCAATGGAGGGATGGTAAACTGGGTTTCAAAAAGTCAAGAATGAAAACTAAAAGGTTTGATAAATGAAACAGGAAGTAAAAATACTATACGCTGACGCTGCAGAACAAATGCTGGCTAAAGTCTACAATGACAATGGAGATGTAGTGAAAGAATTCCCCGTATGGAAAGGGGCACGGGATGGCAGGCACTATTCAGATGAGGATTCGGCTAGGCGAAACAATTCTACCCACAAATTGTGTGGATGTGGCAAAGAAATGCCTAACGGGTACTATAAATGTGATGGCTGTCAGCGGGAAGCGACCCGCGACCGATGGCTAAAGATGCCACATGAAGAATGGGACGGAGTAAGACCTATCTGCCTGATTGATGCGGACGAACAGGAATACTTCTTTTGTGAGGAAGACTTGCTAGACTATTGCGAAAACCACGAATGTGAACCGGATGGGCTTATGCTTGTGTTTTGCGAGGCTAATCATCTGAGTGAAATTGATTTCGAATATTGGGATGACGTCTTTCCCCCTGACTGCGATCCTGAGAGCATTTTGTCAAAAGAACTCCTGTCTAAACTTGACGAGCTAAATAAAATAATAAAGGATCATCGGCCTGTCAGCTATTCTCCTGGAAAGATCCGTACATCATATAAGCCGGAATGAAAGTCAAACTACACCTCGAAATAAGAGGACATATTGACCGATCAGAAGAAGTAGACTATATACGAAGACAGGAGGTAGCCGATGGATGGTATAGGATGTTTCCAGGGAAGGATGTAAGGGTTTATTACACACTTGAATCAAAAATGAACTACTGGTCTGAGGAAGAAACTGAAAAATCATTAACAAGTAAATAACAAATATGAAGATTCAGCACCAAACAAAACTACATAGTCCAGAGAACGGCGTAAGGGGCAATTGTATGATGACTACCTATGCGTGTTATTTTGATTGTGATGTGCAAGAAGTGCCAAATATAGAAGACTTATTTGACTGTCAACCAGAAGGGTTCTGGTATAGGGCGCTGGAAGTATGGCTATCTGAATACAAGTACAAACGGGAGGTCTCTCATGAATCTGATCCTCACTTGTCTGGATGGTCAGATTATTATTTCGCAATCGGGCCGTCTCCCAGAGGTGTTATGCACCAGGTTATTTATAAGGATGGAAAACTGTTTCATGATCCGCATCCATCCGGAGGTGGGATATTATCCGTGGAACGATATTTAACGCTAGAAAATATTTAAATGAAAAAAGTTTTTTTATTACTAAATGGTAGGTGGCGGCTATTATTTGGATTCTGTCCCCAATGCAATAGTGACGCGCCTGGGATCGATGGCTGCAAAGTTTGTTGTGGATATAGATGGGGTGGATTTGGACCATTCCCCAACAAGACTCTCCGTCGTGCATGGTGGCGCATTTTCAAAACTTTATTAAAGAACCGAGAAAACGAAGCCAAGGAGGGTGTAGAGTCATGACTGCAAAAGAAACACTAAACAGGGTAATTGATCAGACAGTGGTCAATGTGCCGCCAAACCATCGGAACGACCTTCAGAGAAAACTACCTGACTGCCAGCCCTATAAGATATGCCTTCAGGCAATGGAAACATACGCCGCTCAGCAGGTGCAGGAGATCAAGGAGTCGAATGAAAAGCTTGGCAATACAGGTGCCGTACTTGGTGAGGGGTTTTATAGACTAACCAAAGAACGGGACAGGGCTGCCGATCTACTGCTATCTGCCTACCGGTTGATCTGTAGGGCTAATGAGTTCATGTTTACAGACGGGACCAGCATAAGTGATGCAACTAGCAGCGATCTATATCACTTTGTAGGCAATGAAGGCCCTGAGGTAGAAGAACTGCTATTAAAACTGGGGCTGATTACGGAGGATCAAATGACTAAAAAACAAAATTTACAACCATGAGCGACAAGTATAAAGAACGTGTCCGGGCGATTGCTACGGAGATGGCCCCATTAATATACCAAACAAAGCTTTTCACTATATCATGGAAAGATAACGCCAATAAAGCTCCCTGGATAAATGATGCCATCCATTTTGCGCGAACAGAAGTAAAGCGCACAGCGGAAGCGGTAAGCGTGGCACTATCAAGATGGGGGTGTCAAGAAGATGTTATCGAAACCTACCTAAAAGACGAAGGCCTAATCACCGACAGCGCACAGGAGGATAAACCCGACCCGTGCCCGCAGGAATTACGATGCCACACCCGAAACCATTCGAAGGGAGCTTGTGATTGTCAAAATATGGGATTGCTTCCGGAAGAAGAAGGCCGCTGGCCACCTGCCAAAGGA